TGGTCTTGCCATTGCCAGAAAAACTAATGGAAGAAACTGGTTTGGAAAACTGGTGATACTTTGGACTGGAAAGATAATGGTGATGGAACATTTTCTATGACCAAACAAAAAACAGAAGAAACTGAATGGGTGCTTGTTGAAGCTATCTCTCAGTTCCGTGAACGCTACATGGTCGAAGTACCAAAAGGCAAAGCAGAATGGGCTCTTGATACTGTAACTCTGAATCAAGCACAAGAATTTAGCCAAGAACATCTTGGTGAAGTTATTGTCTCTCACCGTGTTGTATCATTTGAAGAAGCCTTGAAAATGTGCGATAAAGATAATCATTATTGTAAGGCTTGGGATACTGATAAAAAAATAGATGCCTTCTTTACAAAAGATGGCGTAACGTATGACCTATGAACATCTTTTACCTAGATCCTGATCCAAAAGTCTGTGCAGAAATGCATGTGGATAAACACGTTTGTAAAATGGTCATTGAGTATGCACAACTATTGTCAACCACACACCGTGTTCTTGATGGTGAAATGTATATTGGTAAAACAGTAAATAATAGAAACATTAAACGATGGCGTTTACTTGATGAACGTGAAAGTCGTTTAATGAAACCCACAATGATGAATCATCCTTCTGCTATTTGGCTTCGTCAAAGCAGAGAGAATTATATTTGGTTATATAATATGTGGTGTGAGTTACAAAAAGAATTTACATATCGTTATGGTAAAATTCATGCAACAGCAAGACTGATACCAGATTTAGCTAGAGTTCCAGATAATTGTCCTATTGGCCAATTTACAGGACCCACGCCTGCGATGCCAGATGAATGTAAGGTTCTAGGTAATTCATTAAAGTCTTATCATATATACTATGCAACCAAGAAAGAACATCTTTGGTCATGGTCTGGTAAAATAAACAGCAGACAAAGACCAACATGGTTGTCTGATGTGTTAAACCAAGTGAAAGACCAGTGCCATGCCATTGTATAGCTTTTTAAATACTGAGACAGGTGAAGAATTTGAATCATTTATGAGCATCTCTGCTCGTGAGGATTATCTACAAACCAATCCAATAATTCATTCAGTTGTAACCTCAGCTGCAATTGTTAGTGGAGTTTCCGTTACTGGTAAAGTACCAGATGGATTCAAAGAAGTGCTTTCTAAAATTTCAGAGAATCACAAATCAAGTGAAGTTGCTAGTCGTCACGGCAAGCGTTCATCTAAAGAAATTAAGACCAAACAATTGGTTGATAAACACATAGGAAGATAAGTTTGGCCTTTAATCATGTCAAGTTGCCTGAATTGGATTTTGAATTGCAGGCACAAACGACCGAAGCTGGCCGTGAGTATGCAACACCAATTGGCAAATCATTTCCATCCGTAACCACGGTTCTTTCTGATTACAACAAGAAAGCATTGTTTGAATGGCGTGAAAGAGTTGGTGCTGAAGAAGCAAATAAGATTGCAGCTAAAGCATCCAGTCGTGGTACCAAATTGCATACTGTTTGTGAAAACTATCTGTTAAATGAAATGACGGATGTTAAACTACGAACAATGATGCCTGATACCAAGCAATTGTTCATGTCACTTAGACCACACCTTGATGAAAATATTGGTGATGTATATTGTATTGAACAAGCTCTTTATTCTAATACTCTGAGACTGGCTGGTCGTGTTGATTGTATTGCAGAATGGAATGGTCAGTTATCGGTGATTGACTTTAAATCCTCTACCAGAGAAAAGTCAGAAGATAATATTCTAAATTATTTTATGCAATGTACCGCATATGCGGAAATGTTTGGTGAAATTACTGGCAAGCCAATTAACCAGATTGTGGTTGCCATTGCTGTTGCAGATGGTTCTCACCAGATTTTTGTACGTGAAAAGTCCGATTACTATATTGAATCCTTGCAAAGATACATAGGTAAGTATTGGCGCAAAAGGTTGACAAATACATAAACTTATGTTATAATAAGGAATATCAAATGAACCTAATACAATATAGAGATATGGGTATGGCAACATATACTTACTTTTATGTTGATGATGACAAACATCAAGGTAAGTCCTTTTTTTAATAGTGAAAAAGAAGCACTAGCTTGGTTTGATAAAGTATTTGATGGATTAGAAGAAGACAAATAATTTTGTTTTATTATTTACAGGTGATATATGGCGACTCGTAAAACTGGTTTTGTTGAGAAGGGTTGGGGCTCAGAATTAATTTGGGCGACCAATGAGAAGTATGCAGGCAAGCTGCTACGATTTAAAAAAGATGCTAAATTTAGTATGCATTTTCATGCTGAGAAAGATGAAACATGGTATGTTTTATCTGGTAAATTCAGAGTGAAATATATTATGACCGAGAATGCAGAAATGTTATTTCAAACATTAGAAGTTGGTTCAGTATGGCGAAATGAGCCACTTCAACCACACCAAATCATTTGCCTTGAAGAAGGTACAATCATTGAAGTCAGCACACCTGATTCCGTAGAAGATAATTATCGTGTAATGCCTGGAGATTCACAGAAATGAAAGTTTACATCGGACCTTATAAGAATTGGGTTGGACCATATCAAATAGCCGAAGCACTTTGCTTTTGGGCAAAGCCTGTGAAAGATGAACATAATTTTGAAAGCAAACCTGATTGGGTACATAATTTTGGAACATGGCTTTCTCACGGAACTACAAATGAAGAAATTACAGATTCAAAAAATCCACCAAAAACTTGGCTATTAAAACTATGTCAATGGGCAGAATCTAAGCGTAGCCGCAGAACTTATATTAAGATTGACAGATACGACACATGGTCAATGGATCACACACTTGCAATGATTGTATTGCCTATGTTGAAGCAATTACAAGCGAGCAAACATGGTGCACCAAATGTTGATGACGATGATGTACCAGAAGAATTGAAATCTACTTCAGCACCACCAAAAGAAGATGAGTGGGACACAGATGGTAATCATTTCAAACGCTGGGATTGGGTTATGGATGAAATGATATTTGCATTTGAACATCACGTTGATACTAAATGGGAAGAAGCCTATTCTAAGGGCGAATGGTCAACAAGAAGTGAAGCGTGTAAATGGGATGAAAATGGTAAAGCAAAGTTGTTCAAAATGGTTTACAATGATGACCACACACATGAAACTGATTATGAAGGTCTAAAGGTTGTACATGAAAGAATTGCAAATGGTTTTAAACTGTTTGGTAAGTATTATCGAAATCTTTGGGACTAAATAAGCCACCAACAAAAGTTGGTGACACACAAACACAGGAGAAAATTATGTCAAATATGACACCATTTGAAATTCGTCTTGAGCTACTAAAGATGGCCAAAGACATGTTGCATGAAGAATATTATGCACAACGTGAAAGCATATCGAACAACTGGTCGATGCAATGCGAAACAGCCAGACACAAAGGCGAAACACCGCCTGAGCATCCTGGTTTCCCACCAATCCCATCAGAGACAGATATAATTGCTAAAGCACAAGCCTTAAATGGTTTTGTGTCTAATGTAGTTTCTTCGGAACCACCTAAGGTTACTAAGAAGTCTTCCTGATGGAGGATGGGCTTCGGCCCATCCAACACACACAAGGAGAGTTATGAAAAGTAAACCAATACTTTTTAGTTTGTTCTTTGCTTCGATTATCATATTGATATCGAACATCAACATACAAAATCCAATAATGCCAATTAAGGCATCTTTCAATTCACTTACCGCTGATGTAAAGAAGCAGGTAACGTGTCTCGCAGAAAACATATACTTTGAGGCAGGCCATGAACCACTTGATGGTAAAAAGGCGGTAGCTTTCGTTACATTTAATCGTGTAAGGACTGGAAACTATGCGAGTACAGTTTGTGATGTGGTAAAACAAAAGTTCAATGGGACCTGCCAATTTTCTTGGTATTGTGACCCATCATTTACCTCCAGGCTCTTGACAATCAAGCACACTTCATTGTATAATGAGATATTACTAATGTCAACAGACATGTATTTAAATTTTGATAGAATGAAGGATGTAACAAATGGGGCAACCTACTATCATGCTGATTATGTAAATCCTGGTTGGACAAAACTACAAAAGGAGAAACAAATTGGCAGGCATATTTTCTACAAAAGCAAAGGTGATAAAATTGACAGAAACAAAGGAATCTAATATGAACAAGGACTTGATTACAGTATGTGTATCAGTAATTATTGTGGTTTGCACCGCAATTATTGGTGCAGTCATTTTCAATATCAATGACAGAAACAACATGGCAAAAAACATCGAAGCAGCAATCGTTAAAGGTGTTGACCCATTGTCTGTAAAGTGTGCTTATGAAACAAGCACAAACCCAACCTGCATTACATATGCAATGAAAAAGTAAACTAGGAGTATATTATGGCTATTCAGCAAGTGAGTGTTAATCAATTATCAAACCCAGCCGACCGAGATAAACTATTGAAAGTTATCCGTGAATGTTCTGATGCGATGGTTCGAGCGTCAGCGGAGAAAGACTTTATCAAAGAAGCAACGGCTGATATCAGCAAACAATTACAGTTACCTAAGAAAATCGTTCAACGAATGGTTAAGGTTTACTGGAAACAAAATTATGATGAAGAAGTGGCAGTCCACGACCAATTCGAAACTCTATATGAAACGGTGGTGAAATAATGCCTAAATTTACTCTAACATGTGAACATGATGGTCCAGTTGGATCTAAAAATACTTTGGAGTTTGAAGCTGACTTTTTACCAACTGTGCTTGAACATTTTAGACAATTCTTAAAAGGTTGTACATTTGAATTTGATGGTGAGTTGGAAATTGTAGGCCTTGACTATTACAAAGAACCAGAACCTGATTATGATGATGAGTATGAAGAAGACGATGTTGGTGAACAAGTATTTGACCACATGGCTGCCAATCTAATGGCTAGTTCACACAAAGATGATACAATTTCAATTACATCATTAGACCTAAGTGATAAATGTTCTGTATGCGGACTTTCAGCTGCTATCATGCAAAGAAGCCAATGTTTTGACGCTAACTGTGGACTTGTTAAATAATGCCAACTAGAGATGAAATGGCAAAATTTGCCAAATCTATCGATGCATTGGTTGCTAGGTCAAACTACAACTATATCGAAGCTATCGTGGAACATTGCAGAGAAACCGGTCTTGAAATTGAGGTTGCAGCTACACTCATTAATGCAAATCTTAAAGCTAAAATTGAGAACAATGCAATGGACAATAACATGTTGAAAGAAAAAGGTTCTAGATTGCCTATATGACTGGCTAATGAAACATTCAGTTTGTACCAGGCTCTCAAATTACATTTTACACAAGAATCATATGATTTCTTTAAATACAATGGTAAAACCAATGTTAGTGTAACCACATTTGAGAATCGTAAAGACAAATACCATTTCTATAAGTTGTCTCGCCGTCTTGTACAAAAGGAAGACATGATTGATTTCATTGTTGCTAATTTTGTAGAAGATGAAAATGCTTGGGTTGGTTCATTATTACTAGAAGATGCTGAAGTGAATTATCGCAAGCACCAGAAGGTTATACAATCAATGTCATACAATTTTGAAAATGAATGTCGTGACCTCTTTGATGGCCTTGACGATCCAAACTCTATCCTGCGTGTTGGTGATGACTATCCCACACTACTAAGAAAAGCACTTAGGAAAGAAGTAACAATAGAAACTGTTTGCCTATTAAACAATCAAATGGGATTCGTACCTGTTTGGTCTAAGAAGATTGCCGATACGATACATTGGCCAAATTATCGGTTGAAATTGCTCAAGTATGCCGCATTTCTTCCTAAGGATGATGTAAAATATAGGCTGATTCTAAAGAAAGTATTGAATAAATGAAAGTGACTAAACTCTACCTGGATATGGATGGTGTACTATGCGACTTTGAGAAGCGATTCACAGAGTTGTATGGTAAGGATGCTCTTGGTGCTCGTGACCGTAAAAACTTCACAACCAATTGGCCTAACTTTATTATGGATGGAAACTTTGAAAACCTTGAATGGTTCCCAGGTGGAAAAGAGTTGCTTCATTTTATTCAATACGCAACTGACTGGGAAGTGGAGATTCTATCTTCATCTGGTGGAGAAAAATTCCATTCAGAAGTTGCTGCTCAGAAAGTTGTTTGGCTTTGTAACAAAGGTATACCCTACAAAGCCAATATTGTTCCAGGCCGAAAGCATAAAACAGCATATGCTACACCTGAAACTATTTTAATTGATGATACTGAAGACATTATCGTTAATTTTAATGCCGCTGGTGGTGTTGGTATTCTGCACAAAGATATCAATGTAACACTGGCAAAATTGAGGACTCTACTTGATTGATATACTAAATAAAGTATATTATGAATAATGTGGATAATCTACTATACTCCGTTAATACTACGTCTATACAAAGGAAAAT